ATGTTGTGGTATCTGTCTTTTTTTCATCACCCTGCCTTATCAATCTGTTGTTTTCATTTAATAGAGTTACAAACGCTTGTAGGTTTTCTGTCATTGCATCTAATTCTTTTATTGTTTTAGATAATTTAATATTCATAACATCTATTTGTTGTTGTAGTTCATTTTGAAAGTCATTCATCTTTTGTAAATCTTCTTTCATTAGCTGTGCAAATTGTTGTTCTGTCATTCTATTCCCCATTGTAATTGTGCAATTTTATGTATGTCTGGGCCGTGATAGTTTTTTATTCTATCAAAGTCTGGTTGAACCATATCAAAGAGTGTGCGCCAGTTACCCCTTGCGTTTTTTAGTATGTTTTGTTGTACAAGCCATCTTTGTTTGACTAAGTTAAAGTGATAATCAAGACTATCTTTTTTAAGCAAGTCAGTTGTTTGTGCTGTGGCTATCTCAAATCCCTTTGATGTTACGAATAACAATGCAGGCTCTAGCCCTGTTGCTTTGTGATATACTGCCTGTTGAATTACCTGATTAACTGTGGGTGCGGTTCTAGGTGATGGTATTCGCCATGACCTAGTACCGTCCTTCTTCATTGGATTACGTGTGGGAAAGCTGCACTTTAAATCAAGCTCTAGTTTAGCTGATGCGTAATCAAGATACATCATACATGGTACATCAATACCATCTACATCCATCCATCTTTTATACTCGCCTTCTATTTCCTGATTGCCGAAATATTCTCTCATACCTTGTAATGCATGAGAAGCCATTTCGCTAAGATGGTTTTTGATTTCAGCGTGTTCTTCTGCATCCCTGCCATCATCAAAACCTCTTGGTTTATAAAGGCTGTATTGATAAGCAACTTCTCGTAGTGCTTGCTCAAAAGACTTTTGTTCTTGCGCTCCTCTTGCTTTGATATAGTTATCAAGACCTAAAGCTAAATCTACTATCTTCTGGACAGCCTTACCGCCTTCCATTTTAGCAGAACCTGGATATCCTATCTTTAAATGATGGTCTATGAATAGTTTTAAGAAGTAATCATCAAGAGGTTGTGTACCACCTGATGCACTTACGTGCATGGCTCGACTGCCATATTCTTTACGATAATCTGGTATCATTATTTACTCCAATAACCATAAACCATTTTGTGAGAACAATTCCAAATATCCCAAGGCACACCATCAATTACCGCTACATAGTGACCAGCTTGTTGTGCTATGAAACAGCCTTTAGGTAAATCTGCACACCTTGCTTTGCGACCTTGAAACTTTGGTGCTGATACCCAGTGCCAACCGAGTTTATTCAAAACTGATTGGTACACATTTTTTTCCACACCGTTTCTCGCTGATTTTGCAAATCCAAAATCTTTATTTGCCTGTGCTAAAAGTTTATAAGAATGAGCATAATCAATAAAAGATTTATTGTGATGAGCTGTTGCTATTGCCAAAGCTCTTGCACCGCAATCTCCTGTTTTACCTTTGTATCCACTTAACTCACGACCACCATCTGCATAAACAAAATAATTATAATTTTCTATGTTCATTGTTTTTTCCTTTCCAAAATAACATTGCTTATACACAAGTGTATCACACTATTGACATATTGTCAAGCATCTATTATTGTCTATTTATTAACAAAAGAAAAGGACAATGAAATGGAAAATAAAGACGCATATAAAATGGTAAGAACAACTGACCCTGATACATCTATAGATGCAGCTATATCAATAGACCCAACACGATTGGAGTCTTTGGTGTTAGATGCTGTTAGACATTTTGGTGAATCAGGTGCAACTATGGATGAAGTTGATAGAGCATTGCCTGACGTTAGGGCTGGTAGTATCTCACCAAGGTTTAAGCCATTAATGGAAAAGGGTTATGTTATTGGAGATGGTAGGACTCGAAAGGCTATCTATTCTAATAAGCAACAAAGAATCTTATGGGCAGTTGAATTTTACAAGGAAGAAGAGCAATGACATTGGATGAACACATAAAAAATCGTGGTATCTCTCGCAGATATTTTGCAAAGATAGCCAAGCTAGATCCAAGTGCAATAACATTATTGATACAAGGTAAACGCAAACCATCACAGAAAACACTCACTAAAATATTTATAGCGAGTAAGGGTGAGGTTACTGCGGATGATTTCTATCATGCCTAACAGTCGCAACAAAGGGGCTAGTTTTGAAAGAGAGGTTGCAAACTATTTAAAACTGCACCTCTCTCTTCAGGATATCAAAAGAGACATCGAACAATACCGCACTGCTGATAGAGGTGACTTACTTGGAGTAGATGGATGGACTATCGAATGTAAGCGATATAAGCGTCCTCAGTCCAGTGTAGGCATTTATCGCAAGGAGTGGTGGGAACAAGTGGTAAAGGCTTCTGAGAAGGCTAATAACAAGCCTGTACTTATATTTAAGTTTGACCATCAACCTATCCGCTGCGCTCTCTATCTTAAACATATCAACAATAAATATAAGGGTAATGAAGTGGCGATTGTTACCCTTGAAGCTTGGGTAAAAATATTTTCATGTATAAAGTAAAAACAATTAAATCGTTTGAAACTTATGATTGGTTATTGAATAGGCATTATGCGAAAAGAATACCTAATATTACTAATGCTTTTGGGTTATATTACGAATCAATTTTAGTTGGTGTTTTAACTTATGGAATCCCCCCAAGTCCATCTCTTTGTCGTGGAGTTTGTGGGCATGAATTTGCAGCTGATGTGCTAGAGTTAAATCGTTTATGCTTACTAAATAATAAAAAAAATGAGGCATCTTTTTTTGTATCTAAAACATTAACGATGTTAAAAAAACCAAAAATCATAGTAAGTTATGCGGATACGTCTATGAATCATGTAGGTAAAGTATATCAATCTTGTAATTTTATTTATACAGGGTTGTCTGCAAAACGTACAGAATGGAGAATGATTGGCTCAAACAAACACTCAAAAAGCATTTGTGAACAAGTACCTCTCTCTCAAAGATTGCAAGAAAATAGTAAATATGAAACTGTAGATAGACCTCAAAAGCACAGATATATTTATTTTATAGGCTCAAAAAAAGAAAAGAAAATATATAAAAAACATTTAAATTATAGTAAATTATCTTACCCAAAAGGAACATCACAAAAATATAAAACAGAATCTGAACCTAAAAGTCAGATGATTTTATTCTAACTATTGCGTGTCAATATAAAATATGATATTGAATAATTTCATTGTCTACGCGAGTGCATACATTGCATCACGCGTGCCTTTCTCTAAATAAGTGTTCTACTGCCCCTCAAAGGGCAAGTAGGACGCTTATTTAAGAGCATATATAACAATAAGAACGCGAAACACATATATGCATCACGCGTTCTATAGCCTATATATATAGCCTATATAGATTATTTTGGTTGTAGTTTTAAAGCTTGCATAGCAAGCACTATAGCTCTTGGTATAGGATAGTGACCATATTCATAATTAAATATAGTTTGTCTGGATAACTCAAGTTTCTCTGCTAGTTGTATCCTAGTAAAGCCAAGTGCCTCTCTCTCTTTCATAAATTGTTGTTTAGTCATTTATTTTATCCCATTCTGATTTTATATAGTTAAAGTTATCAACTTCCTCTTGTCCTACAATGCTCTCATCTAAATTGTAGACAATACAGTTATCCCATTCCTCACAATCAGGTATAATCTCTTTTATTTTTAAATAACCCTCCGCAAAAACTACACTTTCATCCACCTCCAAAACGGTCATTCCTTTTAAATTGATACAAAAATGTGGGTATCTATCTACCCAAATATCTCTTTTAATTTCCATTGTTTTTCCCTCTCTCTCTATCAAGTTAATATAAATACAAACACCATCATTAAATAAAACGTAATGAATAATAATGCTGTCATTATAAATTCAAAAAATATTTGCCATTTACTCATTGTTTCTAAACTCTCTAGCTCTTTTTGATGCTTTAATATATCCTGTTACATAGTCTAGTACCTCATAGGCAGCACTTCCCCATGTCTCACCGTAATCTTTCCATATTTTAATTTGACCTTTGCGGTAATCTTTAAAACCATAATCGGTTATTCCTGTCATTCTGACTATTACAAAGTTATTCATTGTCTTAACCTTTCTTTCTATTTGCCATTAATCCAGTTACTTTTTTAGTCGTGTAAAGCTCTTGCATTAAAGATTGAGCTTGCAGTCTGTAAGGTTCTGCAACGTCGAAATTGCCTTTCTCTATCAGCTCTCTAGTTTTTGTTTGTAATTCATCTAATATTTTAAACTTATCCATTGTCTTACCTCTCTTTTTATTATGCCATTAGTGGCGTTTTAAGCGTGTTCTAGTCGCTTATCGTTGCCCTAGCGTGTGTAACTAGGGCAATCATAAACACTAGGCTTTCATCGCTAATTTTTCGTTGTCTTTCATCCATTCATTTACAACTTGCTCACCGACTATGTAAGCGTACATATTTACAACTTGTTCAGGGTTGGATAAGTCTGTTGATACTTCCCCAAAGTTATCTTGTTCATATTCTTTTATTATATTGATAACTTCAAACACCCTATCACCTAGCCATTGTTTGGCTTTATAGGTTCCAATAATGTAATAGTCTGTATTAAAGCACTCGTGATGTAAGTCTTCATAATATCTATAAATAAAGATTGCGTCATGGTCTTCTAGGAAGTCTTCAAAGTATGTTTCTATTTCATCGTATTTGTAAAAGTTTGTCATTGTTCTATACCTCTTCTAGTTTAATTAATGACCACTCGGTCTCTTCAATATTTTTTAAATCTTTTTCATCTACAAAATATTGTGAGCGTTCAACCGTCCATTGTGTTCTACGATGCACAATGTCATGCATATAATCTTGAGCCTCATTGAAATCATTAAACAATGCTTCAATAGGTTTTGTATCTAAGTAATCAATAAATGATGTTACTAAATATTGTTTCATTGTCTTATGTCCTTTTTATTGTTTGTTATAAAAATCTTCTAATTCCTTAACGTCTTCTTCTCCCATGTCATCGTGGTAAAAAATGTCAAATATGTCGTAATAATCCATAGCTTTAAGAGCATCAGTTTTTTTATTAGCTAAAATAACTATGTTTTTTACTTCGCCTTTATATGTGTAAAATACTAAAAATCTATCCATTGTCTTAATCCTTTTCTGTAAAGTAGTTATACATTGTATATAGTATAGTAGTTTTACATTGTCAATATATAAAAGTAAAATAATTTAACATTAATTAGATGATACTATATTTAGTGTCTACTGTTGCGTGTCAACACTATATATGGTATTAGTTACCTATTCTATTAGAGCTACTATTAGCTCGTGTTATATAGTGTAGTTTAAATAGAGTTATTTTGTTGAGTGTGTTTTGTATAATTATCAACAGACAGACATTACAATCTCATATGTGTATAGAACGCGATTGCCTATGCTATATATTTACAATGTGTAGCCTAGGCGGGGTATATTTTATAGCCATTACCCCCAGACAGGCGCACCACTCTATATATGTGTTAAATACTACTATCAACCACACAGTCAGGAGTATCCATGCCTAGGAAGTTAGCCAAGAAAGAAGATATTATACTACGTATGGTAGGCGATGGTATAAGTGTTAGTGAGATATGTAGGGGTATGGGGATTAGTAGGAATACTTTTTATAAGTATCTTAATGATAATAAAGATATTAAGGATGCTTATGAGATAGCCAAGAGTAGTTTTTCTTCTGAGTTTAGGAGTAACTATGAGGGTTTACTTGTAGGGGCTGTTACTGGTACTGCCAAGGTAGATGTTATGGCATTGAGGGAGATGGGGACACACAGTAGGTGGTTAGAATCTCATTGTAACTCTGAGGACTTTGGGGAGAAGGCTAAAGCTATGATGCAGTTAAAGACTGGTGATACTGAGATTAACATTGCTTGGATTACAGATGGCTCAGATAACAATACCTTATAAGCCTCGTGCGCCTCAAGCTGAAATGCATAACAGCCTAAGACGCTGGAATGTTTTAGTCATGCATAGGCGTTTTGGCAAGACTGTTTTTGCTGTTAATCATTTAATTAAGGAATGTCTGACTTGTCCATTGCCAAGACCTAGGGTTGCATTTATTGCGCCTACCTTTACACAAGCTAAGAGAATTGCATGGGATTATGTAAAGTATTATGCCAGTGTAATACCTAATGTTGCTTTTAATGAAACTGAGTTGAGAGTAGATTTCCCCAATGGTTCTAGGTTGATGTTATTATCTGCTGAGAATCCAGATGCGCTTAGAGGTATTTATTTAGATTTAGCTATCTTCGATGAATTTGGTATGCAGAATCCTAGGGTATGGGGGGAGGTAGTACGACCAGCCTTGTCTGACAGAGAGGGGGCAGCTGTATTTTTAGGGACTCCCGCTGGTCATAATCATTTTTTTGATTTACTGCAACAAGCAAAGAATGAATGTGAAGAAGGTTCAGACAAGTGGTATTGGAAGACGGTTAAGGCATCTGAGAGTGGTATTGTAAAAGAAGAAGAACTAGAAGCTGCTAAGAAACAAATGACAGAAGAGCAGTTTGAACAGGAATATGAGTGTTCCTTTACAGCCAGTATTATTGGTGCGTACTTTGGAAAACTTATAACAGAAGCAGAAGATGATAATAGAATTACAAAAGTGCCGTATGACCCTTCATTGCCAGTACATACAGCATGGGATTTGGGGATAAATGATGCGACAGCTATTTGGTTTGCACAAGTTCATAGGGGCGGTGCGGTACATATTATTGATTATTACGAGAATAGTGGAGTGGGTCTCGACCACTATGCGGAAGTTCTTAACAGGAAAGACTTCGCATACGGTGACCATCTCGCACCCCACGACATTGAAGTCAGAGAACTTGGGTCTGGCAAATCGCGTTTGGAAACGGCTTTCTCGCTTGGTATTAGATTCAAGGTTGTTCCGAAAATAAAAGTAGCTGATGGCATCAATGCTACAAGGATGTTGCTACCTAAGTGTTTTTTTGATAGAGATAAAACACAGGATGGTGTTGATATGTTAAGACAGTACCGGCAAGAGTGGGATGATAAGAAGAAAGTGTTTCGTGACCATCCAAGACATGACTATACATCTCATTCGGCAGATGCCTTTAGATATCTTGCAACTGGACTTGAGCAAAGAACAAGAATGGTAAGACCGCCACAAACAGTTGCAGTAAATGAATATAATCCTTTTGCCATGTAAGGAGCAATAAAATGAGTTTCCTAAGTCCGCCAAAAACAATAGCACCACCACCGCCTCCTCCTCCTCCGCCAGAACCAGATATGGAATTAGGTGCAGCCCTTGCTGAAGAAGGTATGAGAAGGCAAAGAGTAGGCAGAAAAGGCAGAGGTTCTACCATTGTTGCAGGATTACTAGGTCAGGATACTGGCACAAGTAACACGATAATTAAATGACAGATGAAGAATTAAAAGCATTACTTAAACGCTTTGAGTATGTTGAAGACCAGCGAGATACATGGAATACCCATTATCAGGAACTGGCAGATTATATGCTTCCTAGAAAAGCAGAGATAGTAAAGAAGCGTTCCAAAGGCGAAAAGCGGATGGAACAAATATATGATGGCACAGCTTTGCAAGCCGTAGATTTATTAGCTTCTTCATTGCATGGTATGCTGACTAGCGGTGCATCACCTTGGTTTCATCTGGATGTTAAAGATACAGATATAAACAGAGATGATGATGTACGTGAATGGTTGCAAGATACCTCAAGACGTATGATGCGATTATTTAATCAATCCAACTTTGAAACTGAAGTGCATGAGTTATATGTAGATTTAGTTGTGTTTGGAACTGGCTGTATGTTTGTAGAAATGGGAGAAGACAAACAGCTTCGATGTTCTACACGGCATATATCAGAGTTTTATGTTCAAGAAGACCTACATGGCATGGTTGATACGGTGTATCGAAAGTATGAGTCTTCTGCAAAAGCAGCAGTACAAAGATTTGGGGAAGAAAATATTGGTGACCATATAGCCAAAGTATTTAAAAAGAATCCAGAAGAACCAGTTGAAATATTACATATTATAACACCTCGTATGGTACGAGATATTACAAAACGTGATAATATAAATATGCCATTTGCTTCTGTGTATGTGTGTAGTAAATCACGCATGATATTATCAGAAGGTGGCTTTGAAGAAATGCCGTTCATCGTACCTCGTTTCTTAAAAAGTACAGGTGAGATAATGGGGCGTTCTCCTGCGATGACGGCATTACCTGATGTTAAAATGTTGAATCTAATGAGTAAAACAATCATTCAGGCAGCGCAAAAACAAATCGACCCACCGTTACTTGTTCCAGATGATGGCTTTATGTTGCCTGTAAGAACACAGCCCGGTGGTTTAAACTTCTATCGCTCTGGTACAAGAGATACGATTACGCCATTAAATACAGGTAGCAATACTAACGTTGGCTTAAATATGGAAGAGCAAAGAAGACAGGCTATTCGCTCTGCATTTTATGTAGACCAGATACTTGTTGGTGGCTCTCCTAATATGACAGCAACAGAAGTTATACAAAGACAAGAAGAGCGAATGAGAGTTATTGGCCCTGTTCTTGGAAGATTAATGAATGAAATGCTACGTCCATTAATAGACCGTGTGTTTGCATTAATGTTAAGAGAAGATATGCTACAACAACCACCAGCATTAATACAAGGAAGAGACATTGATATAGAATATGTATCACCACTTGCTATGGCACAAAAATCTAGCAGTCTTAATAATACTATGAAGGCATTGGAAATATTGATGCCATTAGCACAGGCACTGCCTGTAGGTGACCACATAGACCCAGATGGATTAGTGAGACACATTACAGATAGTCTGGGTGTACCTAAGATGACATTAAAATCTCAACGTGAAGTTGATGCAATGAGGCAACAGCGTCAGGAAATGCAACAGGCTATGCAAGAACGTGAAGCATTATCACAGGATGTAGCCGATACCGCGCAAGCAGCGCAAGCAGTTAGGATGGTAAGTAAATGAGATTACGATATGGCTCTAGAAGGTCTTCTTTAAAATCTACTAGAACAACTCAAAATGATACCAAAACTTCTATAGCAGGAAGAAAAAAAAGAGCTTTCAGGCAGAAAGCAAAAGAAATATTTTTCTCGCCTTTGCATAATGATTTGAGTAAATCAAGACTTGGCAGAGAAAGAAGGGGGAAAAGATAAATGGTAGAACCAGAATCAATAGAGAATGAAGCCTATACACAAGATATGAGGCAAAAAGAAATAGAACAGCTAAGAGATATGTACACTCAAACATTTACATCTGAAAATGGCAAAAGAGTATTTACAGACTTAGCAAATAGATGTCACTGGATGACAACTACCCATGTATCAGGAGATGCTAATGCATCTGCTTATGAAGAAGGAAAACGTGCTGTTTTCTTACACATTAACAATATGATTAATAAGGAGTAAAAATGGAAGAACAGATAGTCGAACAGGTAGACCAGCCAACTACAACGGTGCTAGAAACACCGGCAGAAGTAGCACAGGGCGGTTCTGGTAACGATTTCTTAAACCAGTTGCCAGAAGAATTACGCTCACATCCAAGTCTATCCCCCATAAAAGATGTAGGTAATCTGGCTAAATCCTATGTAAATGCACAACAACTTATAGGCGCAGATAAACTAGCTGCTCCCAAAAACCCATCTGAAGAACAGCTTGTTAAAATACATCAGTATCTAGGTGTACCAGAAACATCCGATAAGTATGAAGTTGCTGTTGATGGTAATGTAGTAACAGAAGAAGTTGCTAATAATTTCAGAGACATAGCACATAAACTTAATCTTACACCTAATCAGGTAAGTGGTGTTATGGAATATTATAAATCCACTGTAAGCACATCACAGGAAGAAGTAAGCAGACAACAGGAAACTTTAAAAGAAGAAACCATTAACGGGTTAAAAAAAGAATGGGGTCAGGCTTATGATGATAAACTTGCAAGTGTTAAAGGTTTGCTTGGTAAGTTTGGAGACTCTGATATTTATGAATTAGAGTTAGCTAGTGGGTTAAAGTTTGGCGATGACCCAAGGGTTATAAAGTATTTTTCTGAAATTGCTAACTTTGTTAGCTCTTCTACCAGTGAAGATACAATTGCAGATGCAACACAAACACGTAAACTTACACCTAATGAAGCACAAGCAGAAGTTAATTCTATTATGAACTCTCCAGAATACACAGATAAAAAGAACTATGTTGGAAGGCAAAGAGCCATAAATAGAGTAAATGAATTAATGGAAATGATACATGGATAATAATGACATTATCATTGCTAGAAACGAGTTAATATGTAACCTCTTGCAAACTTGTGCAAATAGGGATATTTTAGATATAAGCCAACTTGAACAAAAAGCAGAGTTGCTTTGGAGTTGGGTTGTAAAGGGTAGCGGTTCAAACCGTCCTGAAGACAATCGGATAGACGATAGTTCTACGGCAACTAAAAAGCCTAGACGTGTCCGTGAGGGTAGCACATCGATAAAAGTATAAACGCAATTTGTGAAAGAAGGAGTTAAAAATGTCTTCACAAGTAACAACCGCGTTCGTGCAACAATATTCTGCTAATGTGCAAATGCTCTCACAGCAAAAGGGTAGCCGTTTACGTGACGCAGTTAATATAGAAAATGTTGTTGGTAAGAACGCATTTATAGACCAGATTGGTAAAGCGACAGCACAGCTTCGCACAAGCCGACATGGTGATACACCGCAACTTGATACCCCACACGCAAGACGTAGAGTATCATTAGCATCATACGAATATGCAGACTTAATTGATGACCAAGATAAAGTTCGTATGTTGATTGACCCAACATCACAATATGCACAGGCAGCTGCTGCAGCTATGGGTCGTGCTATGGATGATGTTATTATCGATGCAGCTCTTGGTACAGCATCAACAGGAGAAACAGGTTCTGGTTCAGCTACGCTAGATTCAACAAATAACATGGTAGGTTCAGCTTCATCAAATGATGGATTGACCATTGCCAAGTTGCTTGAAGCAAAGCGTAAGATGGACTTAAACGATGTTGACCCTTCTATCGCACGTTACATTGCAGTAGGGCCAAAGCAGATTGAAGACTTACTTGGTACAACTCAGGTTACTAGTTCAGACTTCAACACTGTAAAAGCTCTTGCTCAAGGTGATATCAATACATTCTTAGGCTTTGAATTCATTATGACAAATCGTCTTGATGTAGATTCAAATGACATCCGTTCATGCTTTGCATGGGCAGAGGATGGTATTACCCTTGGAATAGGCAAAGATGTTTCTGCAAGAATTGATGAGCGTTCTGATAAAGGGTATGCAACTCAAGTTTACTATTGCATGGATATTGGTGCGGTGCGGATGGAAGAGTCCAAAGTCGTAAAAATATTCTGTGATGAAACACCAGACTAAGATAGGAGAATAGAAAATGACAACTAAAAATTCCGACTTAGTCGCAAATTATCTTGCACTACCTCAAGTTGCTAATCCAGCAAGTGAGTTAGGTGGAAGAATTAGAATAGCATCCGGAAACGTAGCATTGGCTGCTGGTGACAGCACAGATAATGATATCGTTTATCTTGCTCCTATACCATCACACGCTAATCTTGTATCTATCAGGATTGGAACAGATGCATTAGGTGGTTCATGTACTTACAATGTTGGCTTATATAAGTTAGACAATACTGTTGTAGATGAGGACTGTCTTGCAACTACTGTTGCAGATGGAGCAGCCGTTGCTGAACTTCGCTATGAAGTTCTTGACTTAAATACAACAGGTCAAAAGCTTTATGAGCTTGGCGGTTTAAGTACAGACCCAAATGAACCACTTTATGTAGCAGCTACTTTTGCAGCTACTGGTGGAACAGCAGGAGACATGGCATTTATTATTGAATATGCCGTAGACTAAATAATTTGGGGCAGTGCTGACTCATGATAAGGTACTGCCCTAACATAATTTAAAGGATAAAAGATATGTCTTCTGTTGTTGATATTTGTAATGAATCAATGGATTTACTTGGTGCAGCTACAATAACTTCCCTTGATGAAAACTCCAAAGAAGCAAAATTATGTAACAGAAGATTTACAACAGTGCGTGACCAAGTATTACGCTCACATCCTTGGAACTCTGCTATACGCAGAGCATCATTAGCTAAAGATTCTGATGCACCTGCATTTGGATTTACAAGCCAGTTCTCCCTTCCTACAGACCCATTTTGCTTACGTGTTTTATCCTTTTATACTGATAGTATAAATCAAGATATAGCTGCATATGAATCACAGGTTATGTTTAAAATAGAAGGAAGAAAAGTATTATCGGATGAGACAGCTTGCAAGATAATATATGTAGCAAGAGTTACCGATACAGAAGAATATGACAGTTTGTTATCAAGCACAATAGCACATAAACTAGCCTCTGAAGTTGCCTATGCAATTACAGGAAGCTCATCCTTATCAGGGCAGATATATCAATTATATCAAGCCAGATTATCAGAAGCTAAAGCAATGGATGCTATGGAAGGTGTACCAGATAGATTGACCTCAAGTGAATTTATTGATGTAAGGGTATAATATGGCGCGAGTGTCAACCATAGTAACTAACTTCCAGTCTGGCGAACTAACACCAAGACTTGAAGGAAGGGTAGACTTACAGAAATACAGTGCTGGTGTTCAAACCCTACAGAATATGGTTGTCTTCCCTCAAGGCGGTATTACCAGAAGAACAGGTAGTTACTATGTTAATTCATCAAAAGATGGTGGCGAGGTTAGACTTGTAAACTTTGAGTTTGGTGCAGATACCACATCAGAAGAGCCTGTATCTTATGTATTAGAGTTTGGACTAAACTATATACGTTTTTATAATAATGAAGCGATATTAACAGAAGCTACCAAAGCTATATCAGCTATTACCAAAGCAAACCCAGCGGTGGTTACAGCATCATCTCATGGCTATAGTAATGGTGATAGAGTATTTATCAAAGACATTGTAGGCATGACGGAACTCAATAACCGTGAGTTTACCGTTGCAAATCAAACAACCAATACATTTGAGTTATCTGGTATTAATAGCTCTGCTTTTACAACTTATGGCTCTGGCGGTACATCTGGTAAAATAGTTGAGATAACTACCACATATACAGTAGCACAGGTAAAAGAACTAACCTTTGCACAATCAGCAGATGTAATGTTCATAGCACACAGAAGTCATGCACCAGCGCAACTTACTAGAACAACGGCCACTTCATTTACACTTGCTGATATGAGTTTTGTAGATGGCCCTTATGAAGATGAGAATATAGGAACAACAACAATTACATCAGATGCAAACACAGGTACAGTTACACTAACTGCTTCTGCCGATTTATTTGCATCATCTGATATAGGCTCTTTGTTTAGATTTAGAGATATTGTTGAAGTGCAACATGACGCGTGGTCTACGTCTGATACCTATTCACAGAATGATTTAGTTAGACATAATGGCAATGTGTACAAGAAAACAGACGCTGGGAGTAATGAGCAAACAGGAGCGCAAGCACCTGTTCATACATCAGGCTCAGAGGTGTATGGCAATCATACATGGCAGTTCCAACATAGTGGTACAGGATTTGTAAAAATAACAGCCGTTGCTAGTGCTACATCAGCTACAGCTATCGTGCAGAATAATTCTGTAAATGGGAATATAAATACACTTGTATTGCCAAAGAACTCCACAGATGGAACAACAAGATGGTCAAGGGGCGCATTTAGTACACGAAATGGGTTTCCAAGAGCAGTTGCATTTTATGAAGAAAGATTATTTTTTGCTGGTACAACAGCACAGCCACAAAGTATCTTTGGCTCTGTAACAGATGATTTCACCAATCATAGCCCTGGCACAAACGATGATGATGCAATAAATGTAACAATAGCATCTGATAAGGTAAATGTTATAAAACATTTAATACCGGGACGTTTTTTACAAATACTTACAACAAGTGCAGAGTTTACATTATCTGGTGGTACGCAAGGGGCTGCGGTTACTCCTACATCAGTAAACGTATTACGAGAAACTACCTTTGGCACATCAAATGTGCGCCCACTTAGAGCAGGAGCAAGCACCATATTAGTGCAGAAAAGTGGCGAGAAAGTAAAGGAAGTTACTTTTGATTTGAATACAGATGGTCTAGTGGGAAGAGACTTAACAATATTAGGAGAACATCTAGCTAAAGGCGGTCTTACAGATATGGTTTGGCAACAAGAGCCAGAGCTTATCTTATGGTTTGTGCGCTTTGATGGAGTATTGATAGGTCTTAGCTATGACCCTGCAAACAATACAGTTGGATGGCATCAGCATCAGTTTGGTAATTCTGGTGTGGTAGAAAGCGTTACATCTATACCTAGCGGTACAGAAGACCAAGTATATTTATCAGTCAAACGTACTATCAATAGTATTACAACAAGACATATCGTATATCTTAAATCATTTAATTTCTCTCAGAAAGTAAGAGATGCTTTTTTTGTTGACTCAGGTGTTACCATAGAAAACACAGCTAAGACTATTACAGGTGCTTCATTATCTACAGACCAAGTAAGCAGTGTTACAATAGACCATCAGACAGTTACCATTACATCTTCTTCACATGGTTTTAGTAATGGAGATGATGTTGTTATTAATGATGTTGTGGGCATGACTGAATTAAACGCAGATAGTTTTACAGTATTTAACTCGCAAACAAATACATTCGAGTTGGCAAACCCAGCAAGTAAAAGCATTAAATCAATTACCAAAGCAAACCCAGCAAACATTAATATTGATAATCATGGCTTTGCTACCAATGACCAGATAGCCATATTTGATATAACAGGTATGACAACTGTTAATAATACAGGGGTTATCGTAACTAAAGTAGATGATAATAACTTTACGATAGGTGTTGATTTAAGTGCAGTAAGTGGATTCCCAGCAGCCAAAGTAAATAATGGAAGTGGTATAACCAGTGGTGCTACGGTCATTGATATCGATAACGTGTCAGGTACAATATCATTTCCTTC